GCAACATCAGGTGCTTTTACAGTAACTGTTAAAACTTCATCTGGTTCAGGTGTTACTTGGGGAACAACTGACAAAGGTAAGAAAATGGTTTACTCTGATGGAACAAATGTTGTTGACACAGCTTTCACAGAAGTTTCATCTGACTACTCACCAACATTATCTGGTATCTTAGATACAAATGGTAATGATATTATTATTGATGACACTGGAGCATTAGAAGATGATTCAAATAACGAATACATTAAATTTGCTAAAACAGCTACAGCTGTAAATGAAATAACAGTAACTAACGCAGCAGCGTCAGGAACTCCAAATATTTCTGCTACAGGTGATGATACAAACATTGATTTAAATTTAACTGCAAAAGGATTAGGCAGAGTTACATTTAACGGCACAGGTAAAATTCAAAGTCTTGCTGAAAAAGTAACTGTATCTGGTTCATTTGATTCTGATGTTGACTTTGATACACAAACACAAGGTGTTATTTTAAGCACAGCAGCAGCAGACGCAAACTTTACTGTTAATTTAAGAGGAAGCGCTTCTGCTTCTTTAGATTCAACTATGGATGTAGGTGAGTCTGTAACAGTAGCATATATTTCTAAGCAAAACGCAACAGCGTACTATAACGCAACAGTAAAAGTTGATGGTTCAGCGGTAACTCCAGTTTGGCAAGGCGGAAGCGCACCAACTGCTGGTAACGTTACATCAAATGATGTTTACACATACACTGCAATTAAAACTGCAGCTTCTACTTTCACAGTGTTAGCAGCGCAAACGCAGTTTGCATAATAGGAGGATAAAAGAAAGATGCCAATTATAGGTTCATTAGCAGGCGGAGCAGCTGGAGGTTTTGGTCAACGTAAAGGTGGACCATCTGTTGCATTTGATTATTTAGTTATCGCTGGAGGCGGCGGTGGTGCTGCAGGCTGGGGAGGCGGAGGCGGTGCAGGCGGATATCGTACATCTTTCCCAGGAGGAACAAAAATAAAAGTATCAGGAGAAACAACTATTTCTGTTGGATCAGGTGGTCTTGCTGGAGGAGGCCCTACATCATCAACACGAGGAGGTAGTAGTTCAATAGGACCAGGTTTTCAAACTACTGGAGGAGGAGCAGGTAGTCCTGGAAATGCTGCGCCACAAAATGGAGGATCTGGTTCTGGAGGAGGTAATTCATTCGGAACAGGAAATGAAGGTGGTTATTCTCCACCTGAAGGAAATGACGGAGGAGCCAGAAATGGTAGTAGCAACAATACTGCAGGCGGCGGAGGTGGCGGCGCAGGCGCTGTAGGTGGAGTTGGAAACGGAGTGCAAGGAGGATTTGCTGGTGCAGGAGGAGCAGGTGCTTCATCAAGTATTACAGGATCACCAGTCACAAGAGCTGGTGGTGGCGGCGGAGGAAAAAATAGATATACAGGAACTGGCGGTCCAGGAGGATCTGGCGGCGGCGGTAATGGCGGTGGACAAAATGGTAGTTCAAGCCCAGGTCAAACAAACACAGGCAGCGGTGGCGGTAGCGGAGCTACCCACAATGACAATGTTGGAGGATTGGGAGGACCAGGTATTGTAATTTTAAGATGTCCATCTGCTGATGCACCTCTTGTTACAGTTACACCAGGAACTAATACAAAAACAACAGAACCAGGAAGTGGTGATACCATTTGTACATATACAGTTAGTGGAACTTTAAAAATAGGTTAATAAAATATGACAAAACAATTTGCTGAAATTGATTCAGAAAATAGAGTAATACAAGTATTAGAAGTAGATGCTGCTGATGTAGATAACCACGGCGGTGATCAATCTCAAACTGCAGTTGATTACGTATCTAGTTATTTATCCCTTAGTTCACCTAAAAACAGATGGGTTCAAACGTGTAAAAACAATTCATTTAGAAAAAGATGTGCTGCAATCGGAGGAACATATGATTCAGAAAAAGATGCTTTTATATTTCCAAAACCATATGATAATTTTATTTTTAATTCTGAAACATTAGATTGGGAGCCCCCAATTCCTTATCCAACAACTGAAATTCGAGGTATTAAGTGGGATCCAATAACTAACAAATGGAAAGCTATTGATACTATGGAGATGGACCCTGAAATTTTATTTTGGGATGAGAATGCATTAGTTTGGAAAAATTAATTTGATTTTTATCTTAATATAAGATATAACTACACATTAATTATACAGATATATGTTGTTAGAACACACTTATTTTTATTTTAAAGAAGCCTTACCATTAAGGTTTTGTAATGATTTAATTTCTTATGGAAAACAACAAAGATTAAATCTTGCAAGAATTGGAAGTGAAACTGTTGATTTTTCAAAACCTTTAAATAAAAAAGAAATAAAACAAACAAAAAAAATTAGAAATTCAGATGTTGTTTTTTTAAATGATCCTTGGATTTTAAAAGAAATTTTACCTTTTGTAAAAGAAGCAAACGAAAGATCTAATTGGAAATTTCAATTTGATAATATTCAAGATGTTCAATTTACAGTTTATAATAAAAATCAATTTTATAATTGGCACAAAGATACTTTTAGAGTTCCTTTAAATGGAAAAATAAGAAAACTTTCTGTTTCAGTTATTTTATCTAATAAAGAAAATTATGAAGGTGGTGATCTTCAATTTGATAATTCATATGCTCATTTTGCAAATCCAGAATTAAAAAAAAATATAGTTACTTGTCAAGAAGCAAACACAAAAGGAAGTATTATTGTTTTTCCTAGTTTTATTACTCATCGAGTAACTCCAGTTACAAAAGGAACAAGATATTCTTTAGTATTATGGTACACAGGTAATCCATTTATATAAAATATGACATTTAAAAAAAATAAATTTGTAATTATTAAAAAAGCTTTAAACAAAGATATTTGTGAAGTTGCTTTCAATTATTTAATTTTAAAAAGAAAAGTAGCTGAGTATTTTTTTAAAACAAAATTTATTTCACCTTATGAAAGTATTCACGGAGTTTGGGATGATCAACAAGTTCCAAATACTTATTCTATATATGGAGATATTTTAATGGAAGTTTTACTAACTAAAACAAAATCTGATATAGAAAAAATAACTAATTTAAAATTAATAGAAACATATGCTTATGCAAGATTATATAAAAAAGATGATATTTTAAGAAAACATACAGATAGATTTAGTTGTGAAATATCTGCTACTTTAAATTTAGGTGGAGATAATTGGCCTATTTATTTAAACAATAAAAAGAAAGAAATAAAAGTAAATTTGAACAAAGGAGATATGTTAATTTACAAAGGAGAAGTATTAGAACATTGGAGAGAACCTTTTAAAGGAGAAAATTGTGGTCAAGTATTTTTTCATTATAATGATTTATCTTCAGAGAAATCAAAATTGAATAAATATGACACTAGACCTTTTTTAGGATTACCAGCAAACTATAAACAAGGAGAATAAAAATGGATGAAAAAGATAAAAAAATAAAAGAGTTAGAAGATAAACTTAGTGAAGAAATAATGGTAAAAAAATCAGAAGTTCGTTTAAATCAAGAATTGTGTGAAAAAATTGAAAAACATCTTTTAACTATAGAAACTTTACAAGAAATAAATGAAGATTTTTCTAATAAAATTGCAAAATTAAGATTTCATATTAAAAAAATAAATGAACTAACTTATATACCGTGAGTATATTAGAAAGTTTTTCTAAATATTTAGAATCAATAGAATACCCTAAACAAAAAACATCTTGGAATATAGCTGGTATTATAAAAGGCCAAAACGCCTTTTATAAATTTGATGTTAGAGATATGTTAGTGATTAATGGAGAAATAGCTCAATCAGGTAGAACAAATAGTAAAGCAGATAAAATTGTTTTAGAAATGAAAGATAAATGGGTTATTTTAGATTTAGAAGAACTTCATCAATACATAAAGAAAAATAAACTAAAGAAAGTCTATCTAAATGATTTGGTATCCAAGCTAGAATGGACTATATTTTTAAAAAAACTAGGGCGGTAAATTGTGAAGATTATAGATAATTTTTTACCCAAAGAAGAGTTTTTAAAAATAAAAAATTTTGTTATGTCTCCTGACATTCCTTGGTATTTTATTAAAAAAATAAATATCCATCATAACAAAAAAGATACAACTTGTTATTTTATACATAAATTTTTTAATAATTTTAACCAAAGTTATTGTTTTGAACATTTAACACCTATCTTAAATAAATTAGATATAAAATCATTAATAAGAGTTAAAGGAAATTTATATCCAAAAACTAATAAACTTGAAATTCACAAACCTCATATAGATTATCCTTTTATTCACAAAGCTTGTATTTTTTACATTAATACTAATAATGGATTTACCATTTTAGAAAATAAAACAAAAATAGAATCTATAGAAAATAGAATGTTATTTTTTGATGCTAATAAAATGCATAGTAGCACTAATACTACTAATAAAAAATGTAGAATAAATATCAATTTTAACTATTTTTAAAAGTTAGAATTGACTATATTTTTAATAGAAAATAAGTATAATGCCAAATTATGGCTTTAAAAAAACTAGGTTTCAAACCAGGATTCAATAAACAAACTACAGCATCAGGAGCAGAAGGCGAATGGATTGATGGTGATTTTGTTCGTTTCAGATATGGCTTACCTGAAAAAATAGGTGGTTGGAGACAATTAACTATTGCTCAAAAAACATTGCCTGGAGCCGCGCGAGCCCAGCATACGTGGGCAGCAATTAGTGGCGAGAAGTACGCAGCTATTGGAACACACAAAGGATTATTCTTATTTTATGGTGATGCCTTTTATGACATTACACCATTAGAAGCAGCTATTACATCTTGTACATTTTCATCAACAACAGGTTCAGCAACAGTAACGGTTAACAAAACATCTCATTTATTAGAGGTTGGAGATTACTTTACATTTAGTTCTACATCATTACCTGGTGGAGGAGAGACAGGGTATACAACAGCTGATTTTAATAACATTGCTTATGAAGTTATTACAGTGCCAAATGCAAATTCATTTACAGTTACTATGGCATCAAATGAAACAGGTTCAGGAATGTCAGCACAAGGATCTGTATCTGTTAATCCATACGTAGCAGTTGGTCCCGCGTTTCAAACTCCTGGTTATGGTTGGGGTACTTATTTATGGGGTAACTCAACTTGGGGAACAGCAAGAACAGTATCAGACGTTATTTTATCTCCAGGACAATGGTCTTTAGATAATTTTGGTCAAATATTAATTGCAACCATTGCAGATGGCAGAACGTTTACTTGGAATGCAGGAGCTGTGAATCCAAGAACAATTAGAGCAACTATTATGTCAGGTGCACCTACTGCATCTAGATTAACTTTAGTATCAGATAGAGATAGACATTTATTTCATTTTGGAACTGAAACAACTATTGGAAATACATTAACACAAGATCCAATGTTCATTAGATTCTCGAATCAGGAAGATTATAATACGTATACACCAACAGCTACAAACACAGCTGGTACGTTTAGGCTAGATGCGGGGAACAAGATCGTAGGAGCAATATCTGGTAAAGATTATGTATTCGTATTAACAGATACTGCAGCTTATGTAATTCAATTCGTAGGTCCTCCATTTACATTTTCAGTTAGACAAGTTGGTACTAATTGTGGATTAATATCTCAACACGCATTAAGTTATTCTAATGGTGCTGTCTATTGGATGTCAGGAGAAGGTGGATTCTTTGTTTATGATGGTACAGTTAAATCAATACCTTGTTTAGTAGAAGACTTTGTATTTACAAATGATGGAGATAATCTAGGTATTAATTATGATGCGGCTGAGACAACATACGCAGAACACAATTCTTTATATACAGAGATTAATTGGTTTTATCCAAAAGCAAACTCAACTCAAATTGATAGATGTGTAACTTATAATTATGGAGAAAACGTTTGGTATACTTCTTCATTAGCAAGAACTACATATGCAGATCAAGGTGTATTTGATTTACCTTATGCAACACAGTATTCAACAACAGCTACACCTAACTTTATGATACAAGGAGTAACTAATTTAGCAGGAGCTTCTACTTATTACGCTCACGAAAGTGGCGCGGATCAAGTTAATAGTTCTGGCACAACTTCAATTAATGCATATGTATTATCTGGAGATTTAGATATTGATGATGGAGA